TCGAGACAGAATAGGGCATAATGATAGTGTAAGATGGAAACATGGAAACACACAGAAGGGAGTCAGCATGGCAACAGCAACCAAGGGCGAGAGCAGGGCGATGACGCCGAGCCACTGGCAGGACGCCCTCGATGCAACGGACATGGACGATATGGTCCGATCCATTCGGGACGCCAGGATCTGCATGAGGACAGCCAGGCAGTACATGGATCAAGCGTAATCGAGTGAGTGTGGGGAGGGGCAGAGGGTCCCTCCCCTTTCTTGTTGGGACACAGAAAGGAGTCAGTGTGAGAGAGTTGTCAGGAATTCACAGAGGCAAGGTCATCGCCACGGGCATGGTGAAGTCGTTTGACTTTCTGATCGCCAACCGCGGTCTGATGAAGGTCGAGGACCTCTCCAGGGAGGTCGAGGCCATCAGGCAGGGCACCGATGCTCTGCAGGACTGGCTGGATCATCATGAGGCGATGGTGGAGGAGCTGGAGGAACCGCACCGGTGTATCGACTTGGACGACTTTGAGTTCGATCGCTTCGCGGCAGTTGGGAGGGTCTGGTAGTGGAGCAACGGGAAGTGCCGAAGCCCAAAGTCTGGGGAATTGAGCGCATGGGCTCAGTTAGCATGAAGGACTATGTGGTCAAGTACTTCAGAAACAGCAAGGTAGCGATGGACTGGAGGGTTCATTGCCCGAAGGGGTGCAAGCGGTGGGTCTATGTCACTCCTCCAGGATGGGCGTTGAACGACATGATAACCGAGCGGGTTTGTAGATCCCGCAGATGCCATAAGCCCGAAGCCCAGGCCTGGCTGGTGTTTCGGAACGGAAAGGAGCTGAAGTGAATCACAATGACCAACAGCGATGGATGGAGGCAGTAGCTCCGTACATTGGAGACCTCTTGAAATCAGTCGCAACATCACGCAAGCGAGCCAAGGAGCAACTTGTTCTGATCCAGGACAAGAAGCTGCATGCAGACAAGGAGTACGAAAGGTTTGTCCATTTGGACGGAAGCGGCGCCAGGATGTGGGGAGTCCGAATTGCGGAGCTTGATCGCTTCCATCGGGAAATGTCCAAGAGCCTGGAGTATGTGGAGAACCTGACGTGGCAATTCCTGGAAGAGAGGAGGCCAGGGTTGTGGGTCACGTTGATGGCTGGACTCGGTGAGCTGAGGGAACAGACCGAGATCGAGTGGAAGCAGTTGCGGATCCATCAGGACCTTGCAGCCGAGGATGCAATGATCGACCGGTGGGTGGAAGCTGGACGAAGGGAACCCCTAGAGTAGGAATAGCTGCCAGAGAGAGAGAGGACAGGGGCTCATGGGCAACCGTGGGCCCCTTTTCTATGCCTGGTGAAACAAGGCCATTCGTAAGCCCTGGAAGCGATTCAGCAAGATCGAGCACCTCAATGACAAAGGATACCCCTGCGATCTTGGTGGAGTCTGGAGGCATTCTAGGCACAGTCTCGCAAGTATCGAAAAAAGATCGAGAAAAGAGTAGGGGGTTTGACTCGGTCTATCAACTTGGCTTGACTGATGATATAGAAAAGGTTAAAGTATGAGTGTAAGATGGAAACATGGAAACACACGAAAGGAGCCGCGATGAAAGCCCTGGTAGTCACCCCTGAGATGGTCCGACAGTTCGAGACCGTTGATGACCGCACAGCCCAGGATCCTCCCACTCACACGATCGAGTATCGTACGCCGTACGGGACTTACCTGGACTGGATCGAAGCCGCCGAGCGGTGTGAGGCTGGAGACCTGGATCCAGTCGAATGTATCGAGATCGTCCGCAAGCCCATTGTGGAAAGGAGCTAGTCATGACAGCAGAAGAGTACATGGATGAGATCCAAGCGTTGATGGGTGATGTAGGAGTTCTCCAGAACGGTTGGAGGCTCCAGGAACATCTGGAGGCGCTTGGCAGTATCGTGGATCGGAGCAAGAAACTTGCCCACGACCTCACTCGCAGGTGCGCCAAAGTGGAGTGTGGGGAAGAGTGTGCTAGATCCTCTGAGGGGTGCTGCAAAATCTCAGTGTGGGAGGTGCAGTCATGATCCGAGTAGCCGAGTACCTCGACACGACAGCAGTCACCGATCCGAAGAAGGACCAACCGCTTATGGGTACGCATGTCAACCGCGACGGCGAGGGCAAGCAGTACTGTGTCACGATGGTCCGACTTGCTGCCCATCGAGTCTGGTTTGCAGGATGCAAGTGGCAGAACCAAGTCCACCATGAGGACGGCAAGGTCGTCCGACTTACAGAGATGAACTCACCCCGAGCCTGCATGTTGCAGTTCTCGGATATCGTAGCGGCGCTCAGCGCCAAACAGTAGGAGGTCACTATGACACGCAACGACCACACAGCCAGCCGCCAGTGGGCCAGTCGTCCAGACGACGAGAGGTTCCTGACTCTTGAGTCGTTGAGGAGTGCTGTCCAGGAGCGAACCGACCGTTCACAGTCGTTCGTTACCGAGACAGCTCATCTCAAGATGGGGCACACAGCGGACAATGACCTGTTCCTCGAAACTGTCGAGGGTCCCATGGGCCTCACGAACTGGTCATTCAATCAGATATGCCGCAAGGCCTCCGCGCCAGGGCGTTATCTCCAGACCCTGCCTGCAGAATTTGCAGTGCAGAATCTGCAGTGGGGGCTGGACCACTGTGAGTCGCAGGACGGGATGGTCCTTTTTGACAAGGGCATCATGCCGACGCAGGATCCTCATCTCGTGGATCCTCCAACCAAGGTGGAGCCGCCCAGGTTGAGAGCGTTCACCGGTGCGAGCTACGGCCGCATCTGGGATCTCGATGTGGTGAACGCTGTGATGGACCTCAATGTGGAGGGCAGGTGGCGGGTCCCCGGGCACGTCCACAACGAACCCTCGAAGAGATCCACCACGCTGTACGCCAGCGATCGTGACTGCTTTATGTTCCTCGTGGACGAGCAGAATCCCATCGAGGTCAACGGGGACCTCATGTATCGAGGGTTCTATACGTGGAACTCGGAGGTCGGGAGTGCGACGTTCGGGCTGGCGATGTTCCTGTACAGGTACGTCTGCGCCAATCGCATCATCTGGGGACAGCAGGAGTACAGGGAACTCAAGATCGTTCACCGTGCCAATGGGCCTGACCAGTTCAGGCGAGAGGGTGCCAAGGTGCTGAAGGAATACGCGAACTCTTCACCTCGCGAGGTCGAGGCTACCATCCGACGTGCGAAGGAGCTTGAGGTCGGACGGGACGAAGAGGAAGTTGGCGAGTGGCTCATGAAGCGTGGTTACAAGAAGCGAGAGGCCGAGGGGATCATCAAGTCCGCCAAGGCCGAAGAGGGACAGGCGAGGACGTTGATGGATGTCGTCAATGGGGCTAGTGCCCTGGCCCGATCCATCACTCATACCGACACGAGGGTGAAAGCAGAAAGGATGGCCGGCAAACTGATGAAAACAGCCGCCTGACCCTTCCTCGATCATGGGGCGTCATCCGAAAGGGTGGCGCCCCTTTTCTTGTCAGAGGAAGAAGCAGAACGCTTGACCAATAGTTGAGAAAAGGTTAGAATAGGACAAAGTGGAAACCTCACAGAAAGGAGTCGAAATGGGCGGAAGTTACGAGATCAGAACGGTGGGGGGATACCCTCTCGACGAGGTGTCGAGTGCCCTCCAGAAATCCATCAGGCGTGGGATGGAGTTGGATGCGCTGTACTGGGCGATGGAACTCTCGAATGGATACTCGAAGTATCTGTGGTATCGACTGAGGGTGATTGCTCTGGAAGAGATGGCGCCGGACATTCTCCAGTTAGTGGATGTGTGCTATCGATGGTTCCAGGAGTTGGTAGCTGACAAGAGACGGACTGGGGATACTCATTTCTGCGTTTCTCACGTGGTCTACGCGCTGTGCAGGGCACAAAAGTCCAGGCAGATCCATAACTACCAAGCGTTGATGGCGGGACTGCGACAGGAGGGTCTGAGGCTTGAGATCCCCGAGTTCGCTCTGGACAAACACACGAAGCGTGGCCGTCAGATGGGCAAGACCATGGAGGACTTCTGGGGTGAGGGTGATCGTCTCGAGAATAAGATCCCAGAGGGTGAGCCGTATGCCGACGAATACTACGAGAGGGCTGAGAAGGTAGCGAAGTCGGCTTCTCAACATTGGAAGGATTGGTCGTTCATGGGGTCCAACGGAAGGAAGAAGAAGGACTCCACGACACACAAAGAGCCGTCGCTGTTCTGAGAAAGGAGTCGAAGTGGATGTTCAGGAGATGAAGGTTGCTGAGATCAGGTTTCACCCAAACAACCCAAGGGTGATGCCAGAGGAGAACCGCGAGGCACTTGGCCGTTCGCTGGAGGAGTTCGATCAGGTTGTTCCGCTAGTGTGGAACAAGAGGACGGAGTACCTCCTGGGTGGCGAGAAGCGTCTCCTGGTTCTCAGGTCGAGAGGAGTGGAGAAGGTCTGGGTCAATGTGGTCGATGTTCCGGAGGAGAAGGAAAAGGCGCTCATGATTGCGCTCAACTCCTCCACTCTCCAGGGACGGTACACGAAGGACGTGAGGGGAGTCATCGAGGAACTTGAGGCAAGCGAGATCGGAAAGGGGCTTGTAGACGCATTCAGGTTGAACGAGTTGCTTGCAGAGAAGGGAACCAAGAGCGCGCCGTCAGAGCCGCGAACTCAGGCTGCTGAGGACCTCTCACCGCGCTTCAACGAGAAGCACAACTACGTAGTCTTTGTCTTCGATGACGAGGTGGACTTTGCTCACATCCAGACTGCGCTAGGCATGGGCCTGGTGAAGAACCGATGGACTCAGAAGCCGCGAGTGGGTCTGGGCAGGGTTCTCGATGGGAAGGTCCTCATGGATCTGCTGAAAGGGAGGGACACGTGAGGATCATATGTCCAAGTCATGGCCGAGCAGATCAAGTAGCTCAGGGCGTGATGAAGGTGTTTCCGAATCATGTCGAGTTCCTGGTAGCAGAGGACGAGGTCGAGGAGTACGAGCAGAAGACAGGCCGTCCAGTGATTGGCCATCCTTGCGGAGTGGGTCATCTTGGGCGGATCAAGAACTGGATGTTGGACAACGTAGTGGACGTCGAGTGCGTGGTCAACGTAGATGATGATCTCCACTACGTTGGGATTGTCCTGCAGGAGCCAGGGCCCAGACTATTGAGGATGTCTGAGGACCTCCTGGTGAACTGTTTGCATCAGGTGTGTCAGTGCGCTTCGGACCTGGGGACCAATCTCTTCTTCCTGGGCACGGGCTATCCCATGCGGTATCAGGACTTCAACCCCTTCATGCTCAGGACGATCTGTTGGGGAGGACTTGTCGGCTACATCGACGATGGCCAGCGTTACGACGAGTCGCTACAGTACCACACCGACATTGACTTCACCTTGCAGACGTTGGCCAGGCATCGGAGAGTATGGCAGGACACACGGTTCACAGCAGTGTGGACAGTGTTCACCAACAAGGGCGGTTATGCGTCTGTCCGCTCGAACGAGATGCTTCATGAACAGACGAGGAAGTTGCGGAAGAAGTGGGGCCAGGACGTAGTTCGGACGGGTCAGTACTCGAAAGCCGGGCGCCAGGTGTCGATCCGCGTACCAAAGTGAGGATGCTATGGAAGGACAGAAGGAGCAGTTGAACCTGAAAGAGGCCGCGGCATTGTTGGGGATCCAGTACCCGACCCTGGCCAGGTGGTGCAAGAAGAGGGAGGACATTCCCCACGTCAAGGTGGGCAAGGCGTACCGTTTCAACCGCACTGCGCTGATGGCCTGGTGGACCAACGAGACCTCCCCCGGGGAACCGGCGGCCGAGTCAGCTTTGGATGCCGACTGCTTGACTGGGATCAAGCAGGACGTGGAGAGGGCGAAGTACTTTGCTTCCGAGGCAGCAAGGAAGCTGGAGGATTTGCTGGGCGCCTGATGGCGTTGTTTGATGGTTGGGGCTCAGGGATCATTCCCTGGGCCCCTTCTCTATTTCAGGGAACGGAAGTCCTACGTGGCCAGGAGAAGCAATTCAGCAAGATCGAGCCTGTTATGGACAGAGGATACCCCTGTGGGAACGGTGGAGTCTGGAGGCATTCTAGGCCCCTTCAGGTGAAGATGAAAAAAGATCGAGAAAAGAGCAGGGGGTTTGACTCGGTCTATCAAAAACGCTTGACGCATGAGACAGAAAAGGTTAAAGTATAAGTGTAAGATGGAAACATGGAAAACACAGAAAGGAGCTAGCATGGCCGAAGTCGCAACCCACCGCCCCTTCTCCACGGTAGAGGAAGTAGTCGAGCAGGTCCGCAATCTGGACATCGCAAATCGTAGGCGGTTTGCAGTGAGCATCCTGACGCACATGGAGCAAGCCATCGGGAAAAAGACCAAGATGATGAAACACGATGATGTTGGCGGGTATGTAGTTGGCCCGATTGCCGAGGTTTACCTTCATCGGATCCGACTTTCGGGTAGGCGGTACAACGTAGTGTATCGAGTTGTGCTTGAGGGTGGGCACGAGGGATTTCAGGAGTTATTGCCCAGGTAGTTGGGGCCGAAACGGAAACACAGAAAGGATCGACCATGAATGCAGAGCAGAAAGCGAAGAAGAAGGCGGTAGGAGCAGCCAGGAAGCTGCACAGGATGTTCCCTGGGATCAACGGGATCAGGGAGGCGTCGTTCTGGGGCAGGCCTGGAGCGATCCATCTGGGTGATGCAGCTGAGGGCGGAACCATCGACGAGTTGCCAGCAGCGACCATGTACGACGAGTACGGGCTCTACAAGTTGGGGTATGAGTTCGGCATCCATCCGAAACTCGTGAAGGCCCTCAGCGATCTCGGCTTCTATGCTGAGTTCCACGATGGCGGAACCGTGCTGGCCTACCAAGGCTGAGGAGTTCAAATGGAAACGCTCACCTACTTCAGTTACTCAGGAGTTCAGCTTGTTTCTGATATCCACCGGGCAAAGCGGAGAGTCGACGGTCTGATGGGCCAGCTTGAGGCGCTGGATCCCAACTGCAACATGGTCGACCGCCAGGAAGCGCACAACGAGCAGGAGGAGCTGTGGGATCTGCTCTGTCAGATCGGAAACCATCTGGATGAGGCGTATGGCATGCTGCCCACTGACCTCGACGATAGGGTCGAGTCAGCGAAGCGCAGCATCAGGATCGGGAGGTCGAAATGAACTTGTTTCCCATCAACGAGGGTCTTGTAGTTCTGGCAGGGCAGATGCTGCATGCCCTGGATCGTCGTATCGAGGACCACAAGGAGAATATTCTCGATCTGTCCAACCGTGCAGCGAACGTAGAAGGGAGGTATCCAGCGGAGGAAGAGAAGGGCTGTGAGATTGCATGTCTTCGGAGGATGGTGAAGAGGGCAGCCGACGTCGGGCTTAGGGACAGCCTGGACAAGGCGTTGGTTCGGTACCTGTCATGCAACAGCTTTCCGAACGAAGCGAGCTTGCGTCTCAGGATTGACCGTGTGGCGCCTATCTTCGAGATGGGCGACCGTTTCCTCGGAGGAGTCCATGATAATTGTCACCAAGGGTGAGCTGAAGAGGATGAAGAAGCTAATGGAGGCCGTCACGACACCGCAAGAGTATATGGTCCTGCAGCTCAGGACGAATACCTCCAGGTTGAAAGTAGCTGAGGCCATGAGGTGCTCGGTAGCCCATGTGTACTCGATTGAGAACAAGGGGCGTGAGAAGTGCAGAGAAGTCCAGCGCTTGATGCGGGAAGGGTTCGGTGACGACTGATGGATCGGCGGTGGTTAGTGCGCGAGATGCCAGAGTGGGAAAAGCCGACGGAACGGATGCGGAGCCAGGGTCCCAGGTCCTTGAGCATTGCGGAGCTGGTAGGCCTGATCCTCCAGACCAACCATGGCGTGGAGATCGGCCAGGCGCTGCAGAAGGACCTCGCAGGGATCGAGGAGCTGTCCGAGATGAACGCAGCCGAGATCCAGGCGCGGACGGCTTATCGTGGGTTCGGAAGGAAAGGAGCAGAACGAATCGAGGCCGCGGTCGAGTTAGGCCGGAGGATCTGGGTGGAAACCTCGAAGAACCTGGATGCCATCAGGAGCCCGGAGGACGTCTTCAAGGTGCTTGAGAGCGACATGAGACTCCTGGGAACGGAGCGAGCATGGGTGCTGTCTCTGGACAACAGGAACGTTCTACTGGACAAGAGCGTCATCAGCATGGGGTCCAAGGACATGACAGTGATCCATCCGAGGGAGGTGTACCGTCGGGCGATCAGTGTGGGGGCATCTGGAGTTATTCTCGCGCACAACCATCCGTCTGGGGGGCTGGAGCCGTCCAGCTTTGACAAGGACCTCACCAAGAAGATGGTCGAGGTGGGCAAAGTCGTTGGTATCCCGTGTTTCGACCATGTGATACTGTCAGACAACGGGTACCAGAGTATCGTGGAGTGGATGAAATGGGAGAAGTGATGATGACCGTACGTACCGAGCAGCAGATGCTGAATGTTCTCAAGGGAACCGTAGTCACGTTGGCGAGGCTCACTGAGGACTGGAAGATGATCTATTTGCAGTGGTGCAAGGCGCTTGGCGCGGCAACGCTGTTCTGTGCAATCTCTCAACGCGGAAGGGAGGACTCGGAGAAGATTTTCAGCTTGTGTGAAGAGTGGTTCCTCAACGCCCTGCATCCTCAGTATCGAAGGATCATGGAGACTCGAAAGCAAGCAGTGAAACGTGGTACAGCGTCAGCGTTCGAGATGCTGGCCGAGCAGATGGAGAGGATGAACTAATGGTGCCAAAGGTTGATGTTCACCTGCAATTGGAGGAGTATGGTGAGGGGCCGATCTGGAAGTCGACGACTCGATGGAAGATCAAGCTGGCAGAATGGCTGCTGAAAGGACTCATCACATGGGAATTGTGGAAGGACAGAAGAAGGCGAGACGTGCAGTAAGCGACTGGCATTGGGGGGACCCCGACTTGGACCGCTATGTAGTGGACTTGTCGGGGTCCCGGTGTTCTGGGAAGCAGCTCATGAACCGGTATGCGGCTCTGGCTGTAGCGAATGATTGGCACACCTACGGAATAGGCGACATGTACGACTACTGTGGGAAGTTGTCCGAAGCCATGCGGGAACACGCCGAGATCATCATGATGCTGAGGCGAGCTGGGCTCACCATCATTCCGGGGAACCACGACTGGCGGAACAAGGGAGCCAAGCCAGCGGACACGCAAGGGACGGACAGCATCCAGCAGCGACAGGAGCGCACCTTCCTGGTGAAGAAGGGAGACCTCATTATCCCAGGCGGAGTCGCAATAGATGACGTCTACGGGGAGGGGTACAGCTATCTCTGCATGCACTGGCACCAGTTCGATCCGATCTGGAATGATCCAGGCTGGCTACGTGCGAGGCTTGGAGAGGCCCTTTTGAAGAACGGACGGGCACTCGAAACTGGAGTACACCCAATGATAGACGAGTGGGTCCTTGGTACGCTTAAAGCGCCTCTGAGGCTCATTCAAAAGAGAGGGGACCGTCTGGAAGATCAGCACTACCTGGATTGCGCTGTAGAAGCCGCGAAGGCGATGCGGGTCGATGTGATTATCGGGGGTCATACTCATAGGATTGGGTGGTGGAAGTACAAGGGGATCGAGATCGTCAACCTGGGCAGTGCAGTTCCCATGAAGGTCCGAGGACCATCGAAGGAAATCATCCGTATGGGCATCTGGGAATTTGAGAGGCGCCGCCTGGTCGAGATGAGAATGAACGGGCTAGTACCCGTCAAGATGGTTGATCTTGATGCTTGATCGATAGGCGAGAAAAGGTTACAATACTTCTGGACATGGAAACACCGCACAGAAAGGAGCGCCAATGAACCAATCCCTAATTCGTCTCGTCGAGAGCTTTGTCGGTAGTGAGTCGACCGTCCACAAGATCGTGGATGAAGTATCCTTCCTCCTGAAGGTTCGGTCTCGAGGGAAGGATGCAGTAGCCAACGGCGAGAGGACTCCAGAGGATCAGGGCTTTGCTGCGATCGCTGCGGCAAACCTGTGCATGGAGGAGTCCAGGACGATCTTCGAGTGGCTTGAAGCCCAGTGGCAGGATGTAGAAAGGAGTTCGCTGTGATCGCATTGAAGGTAGCAGGCATGTGTTTCTTCACGTTCATCGGGATGGTGTGGATGATCGCTTACACGTTCCCAGATCATGTGAAGAGGATCGATGTTCCGTTCGATGAAGTGGCCTGGCAGAAGACGTGGATCTTTTTGATGGGAATGATCTTCCACGGGATTGCTCTGTTCATTGCAACGTCCCTGTAGGGGCGAGCAGGAAACACAGAAAGGATGCGCGGCATGGCATATGCGAATGGTGAGGAGATGTACGATGATGTTCAGAGGGAACTGAAGCGGAACGCTGCAACGGCCACAGCTCCACCTCCAGATGATCCTTTCATCGAGGTAGTGGCGCCGTCGCAACGGGAGATGTCTCCTGAGATCGGCAAGTGGGCAGAGGCAATGGCCAATGCCATGGGGGAGATTGTTCCTCCCGAGCGGACCAACCTGGTTGAGGTAAAGAACCGAGAAGGCAAGTTCCTGTACTCGTACAGGTATGCGGACATATCCCAGTGTTGGGATGCGATCCGAGGACCTCTCTCGAAGAGTGGGCTGGCAGTCAATCAGTTCCCTGAGATGGTGGGGGATCCTCGGAAGGGACGGCTGAGGATCGAGACGTGGATCACGCACAAGTCTGGCCAGTGGGTCATCAAGTCGTTCGAGGTCATTGTCAAGGAACCCCTGGAGATCCAGAAGGTCGGCGGGTCAGTCACGTACGCATGTCGATACTGTCTCGAAGCGATCTTCGGACTCCAGCCCCCAGGCTACGATGATGACGCGTCCCATGTGACCCACAACGGAACCAACAAGGAGGCGACAGTATCGGGCAAAGCGTGGTCCAGCGAGAGGGGAACTGAGATCGCGGAACAAGCTAGACGGAAAGTGAAGATCAACGGGAACCAAAAGGAACGAGTTGAACCGCCGAAGAAGGCGAAGGCGATCTACGAGAAGATGATGGCCAAGTACAAGGACAAGGAAAAAGTCCTGTCCTTGTTGACTGGTGCGCTGAGGAAACATGAGGAGATCTCGGATGAGGCAGTGTGGGCGTCCGAGTGGATAGCGGAGAACCCACTCACTGACAAGCAGTGGTCCGACATTGACAAAGAAGTCGAGCGAGTGATGAAGGCGATCTTGTCGCCGGACGAGGTCAAGGAGAAAACCAAGGGAAAGACCAAAGCGCAGAAGCAGAAGGAAAAGCGTGAGGCGAGGGAAGCCGAAGCCAACAAGAAGCCAGACCCCGTAGACGGCAAGGGGTTCGAGCCTCTTCACGACGGTGATGAGGAAGAGTTCGATAAGGACATGAACAACGAGCTGGATGAAATCGCAAACAGCACGTTCTAGGAAAGGAGCAACCATGGAGTCACGGACGATTGTAGGGATGACTGCGAACAATGTGATGCGTCTGAAGGCAGTGTCGATCTCTCCAGACGACAACTTTGTTGTTATCGGAGGGGAGAACGCTCAGGGCAAGTCGTCGGTTCTCAATGCCATCTCGATGGCGTTGGGAGGGAAGAAGCTGTGCCCGTCCGATCCGATCAGACATGGGGAGGATGAGGCAGAGGTGACGGTGGACCTGGGAGATCTCAGGATCCGTCGAGTGTTCAAGCGGAAGGGCGAGGACTTCAAGTCGTTCCTGGAAGTGTATGGGGCCGAGGGAGAGAAGATTGCCTCTCCCCAGAAGCTGTTGGATCGCATGACAGGCTCTCTGACGTTCGATCCTCTGCACTTTGCCAACGCATCCCCCAAGGAACAACTGGAGATGCTCAAGAAAGTCACAGGCCTCGAGGATGAGTTCGACATGCTGGACGAGGCCAGACAGAAACTCTACGAGGACAGGCGGGTAGTGGGTCGGCACCGTGACGAGGTGAAGGGACAGCTCAAGGCTCTCTCCTATGATGAGGATGCAGGGGAGGAAGAAGTCTCGCTTGAAGAGCTACTCAGGAAGCTCAGAGAGGCACGAGAGCACAATGAACAGGGAATGTCTATCAGCCGAACGGTATCGAGCTGGAAAGAGAAGATCCAGAGCCTTCAGATGCAGATAGATCACCTTATGACCGAGAAGGCCGCAGCGGAGGTCCAGCTGGAAGCCGCAGAGCAGCGCTACATGAGCTTTGAGTTCGAGGACCTGGATGAAATCGAGTCCCAGGTGGAGGACGTTGAGGAGATCAACAAGGTGGTGAGGCGAAACATCCAATTTGCGGAGAAGAGCGAGGAGTTCCGGTCGTTGTCGGCGCAGTACACGGAGCTGTCTGCCGAGATCGAGCAGATCGATCTGGACAAGGAGCTAAAGATGGAGAAGGCCGAACTTCCCATCGACGGGCTCATGTTCGACTGGGATCGAATCACGTTCAACGGGACTCCACTCGATCAATGCAGTAGCGCCGAACGACTGAAGGTCTCGGTAGCTGTGGGGATTGCTGAGAACAAAGAACTCCGGGTGATGTTCATTCGTGAAGGCTCAGTTCTGGACCAGCAGAACCTCCGATTGCTCATGGAGCTTGCAGACGAGCATGGAGCGCAGCTCTGGGTGGAGAGGGTTGGTGAAGGGGCGGAGGTTGCCATTGTAATCGAGGACGGCCAGGTGGTGGACCGATGGTGAGTAGCGAGCTGTTGGCGTGTAAGCTGGCTCTCAGAGAGAAGCAAGCAAGTCTGACTGCTACTGCCAGAGCCAGGGAGCACTACAAGTCCGAGTTGGAGCGGGTAGTGGAACTCTTGAGGGTTACGCTCAATGCAGCCGATGAACTCCTGTCGGACCTCGATTGGGCGCACAGCAGCATGGACTACGAGAGCTGGAGGGACTGTGGTGTGGACAAGTGGGAGAAGGCCGTAGCCGATGCCAGGCTCCAAGTGGAGGGCAAGTAATGGTTGAACAGACCTGTAGGAAGTGCGGGTGCCGTCTCTTCACTCACGGGACGGACTTCACCTTGAACGTGAGTGCGGGTGGGGAGCCCATCATCACATGGGTGATCTACTCGAACATCTGTATCCGATGTGCCAAGTCGGAGATCAAGAGGAAAGTGGCCAAGCTGTATAAGTCTGGACTGAGGACCGAGTTCGAGCATCTCGTTCGTAAGGACCTCTCAGAGGGAGGAGGTTGATCGTGGGCATTGACAATCCAGACCATGGATTTGCGCTAGTACCGTGGGAGGGTGAGACGCGTCGGATGCGGATCGTTCGACTGAAGAACATGAGAGTCATCGAGTGCCCGTACTGCAACGGGCTGAAGCCGAAGGGGGCCGATGAGTGTCCTTCCTGCGGAGGCAGGGGATGGCTCATCAAAGTGATTGGGTCCTTTGACGGATGGATAGTCGGGATCGATGGCACCGAAGACTTTTACAAGCAGTTCGCCGAAGAGGGCGAGGAAGGAGCAAGCAATGGGAATGTGTAATCCGTTGGAGCGTTCGAAATTTGTGAGGAAATGTCCTCACTGCAATCAACTGGTCATGGTGAGCTATGCGGAGACCCGACTCACCAAGCCAAGTGCGGACGTTGAGAAGGAGATACAGAACAGAAAGACGGCCATCGAGAGGATGCACAACGAGCTAGTTGAGCTTGGGATCACGCTGGCCGACGTAATCGAGAAGGAGAAGGGCAGCAATGAACAAGGAGCTTGAGCGAGGGATCAAGAAAGAGATCGGGTTTCACCACACCAACGACAAGCATTGCAGCTGTTGTGGATGGGTGCGGGTAGAGACGGAGAGCAAGGGATTGCCGATGTATAAATGTCGCAGGTTCCATCCCATGGTCTTAGATGTGGAGGAGCTTGGGCTGTGCGACTGTTGGGAAGCGCGATCCCAATGAAAGGAGCAAGCAATGGGAAAGATGCTTAACGGTAGGCCGTGGCTTACCATTGAGATGTTCACCAAGCATGCGGTCTGGAATGTTCGTGGAGGAGACAAGGTATGGGGGAACTGTGCCCACTGTGGGCTGGAAGTCTGGGAATACCTGTGCCTCCTGGACGATTCCTATGGAGTTTGGCGAGGGGAATGTCCCAAGTGTAAGGCCATCAACCTACTGGACCTCACTCAGGGGCTCAGGGGGTATTCAAGCCAGAGTATGGCCCTCTGTCTGCCATGCAAGCACGAGGTGGAGATGAATGAGGACTGGACGGACGTAAAGTTCCTTCGAGAATGTTCCTGTAGTGAAGAGAAGCATGCAGAGAGAATGGCTCAGATCCGAAAGGAGAAGGAGGCGAAATGTATTCAGGAGGGCTGAGAGCAGCGATATGGCAAGCGACGTTGGATAGCGTCTGCATCACGAACGGACATGACAGGTGGACGCTGTTGGGATTGACCTCCGAGGACACGGCCAGGTTCCTCTACTCGATTGCCTGGGTAGAGAGCCGAGGGGAGTGGGAGCGACGTGACCTGGAGAACATCGAGGGGGCTGCAGGAGAGATCGGGCCATTCCAGATCATGTACGGCGCCGCGATCGACGGGTTCATGGCGTACAAGGATCTGCATGGGCTAGCGATACGCCGTTCCGAGAATGACCGTTTCGATCCAGGGTTCAGTCTGAGATCAGAGGCGCTGTTTCCAGACATGACAACCATCCGAGGCCAGGCATGCAACCGTATCCTGTATCTGTGGTACTACGGGTACAACGACCGACCCCAACCGAGGGAGATGCTACGTACGCCAGACGCGAAAGTCATGATGTACCTGAAGGAGTTGGTGGCACTTCATCACGGTGGACCTGACAAAGAGTCATCACGTATGGTTGAATATATCAATGACTTTCTGGAAACGTTCCATGACCACAGCGAAGAAATTTTCAGGGGTGGGGTATAATACAGACCTCCGAGGGGTCCCGCTCCTTTCTGTGTTTCCAGAAGCGGCCATAGGCCGATCTACAAGTCGGGGCCCCTCACCCCCCCCCCATCACACCACAGTCAAGGCGACGTGGCCTGAGAAAAGCTCTCAGGCCCGTCTCCACGTCAGGAGACCCTCATGAGAAAGGCATTTGTCATCAAGGGCCGAGCTGCCCAAGCGATCACGGGCATGTCCGAGAAGGAGTTGATGGATCTGGAAGATGCCATGGAGGGAAAGGCGTCCAAGGGATACCGCGGCCGCCGGAGGAAGAAGAAGCCATCTCAAGAGGGCACCCGCGAAGGGTAGCCCAACGGAAGGAGTACCGATGAAAGCGTTGAGTATCCGACAACCATGGGCAGACCTCATCATGCTTGGGGTCAAGAACGTGGAGAACCGCACGTGGTCCACGAACCACAAGGGGCCTCTCCTGGTTCATGCTCCGAAGACCATCGATGAAAACGCGCTCAAGCGTGGAGAAATCTTGAATGCCCTCGGTGTACGAAGGGCAGAGGATTACGAGCCCGTCACAGGAGCGATCCTCGGTGAAGTCACAGTTCAGGGCTGTGTCGAGATGAACACACCCGAAGGCCTGACCATGAGGAAGACCAACCGCTGGTGTAGTGGGCCGTTCATGTTCGTGCTTTCCGACCCTCAGAGATGGGATCCTCCCGTCGTATGTCCAGGGAAGCAGGGTCTGTTCGATGTGGAACTGTCAAAGGAAGAAGAAAGTGGAGGTGATTCGGATGAGTCAGCAGTCGAGGAAGTTTCTGAAGGAACTGGGCCAGATACTGAAGGGTGATGGTCCAGGGATCGTGGGCAAGCCCGAACAGTGCATCGAGTTCATCGAGGAGTATGTCTCGGAAAACGAGTTCAGCCTGGCGGTGAGTGCTAGTCTCACTGGTGGAGCGTGGTGCATCAAGACTCAGGCAGGGCTCTTGGAGTTCTTCCAGGAGAACGATACGGGGTTCGGTCTGGTCATCCAGGGAGATGCGGTCAAGGACATTGTTGGGATCGTGATCTCGATCTTCCTGTAGAAAGGAGCCGTCATGGAAGCGAGTGGCCAGGAAACCCTCCCGAACCTGCCCCCCGACGACAGCGCGTGGAAACTAGCTGTTGCGGAACTGAAGAACCGTTGTGAGAAGCGCGGCGCCCTAAGTGCACCCGTTCTTGAGAGAGATCCTCAACTCATGGAGCTAGTCCTGATGTGGCCGACCATGCCAGTTGCTCGGAAAACCTCCCCCAAGAGCGGAAGCAAGACCAAGAAGATGCGTTCAGAAGAGTCTATGATTGCAGAAGCAGCATGGAATGGAGTCAAGCTGGACTATTCGGATTGGGCTAAGCGCATGGGCATGGAGACGGAAGACTTCAAGGCGCTGTTCAAGAGGGCCAAGGGGATGAACCTTATCTGGCCTGATGGGACCTCGAACGAATTGCTTCAGCAGTATCTGTCCGCAAAACTGGGAAGACAGATGATGCGAGCGTTACAGAGTCCGTAGAAAGGAGTGAAGATGACTGAAGGAAGGAATCCAAAACTAGGGAAGAACTCACCTCTTGAGAAACTCCGTGAGGTGATCGATGCGGCTGTCTCTGAAGTCCTCGAAGGACTGACAGCTCCAGGCATCCGAGATGAGGAGATGATTCGTGATGCCGTCAAGATGAGAACCATCCGTAGACGGCTCAAGAAGGTGGCCAAGGAGATACGCGAGCTTACACCGCAAGCAGTCAAGGACCTCGAAAAGGAGAAGAAGCTGTTGAAGGACGAGCTTGCCGAACTCTCTGTCTCTCTGGAGACAAAGGTGGCAGGTGATGCTCAGATCCGCATAGACGAGGATGATGAAGAGGAAGACAGCGAGTTGACCGAAAACCGTGGAGGAAACGGCGGTCGTGAAGGCTAAGACGGTCACAGCCAGTCACGAAGAGTCATTTAGGACCTCGGACCTGATACCAACCTAGTGTTAGGTCCGGGGTCTCTTTATGAGTACCTCGAACCGCCTCGTGAGTCAAGGGGTAGGTGGAGCGCGGCATGCCCATCCGTCCAGAGGACAAGGCAAGATACCCGAAGGATTGGAAGAAGCGGAGCCTGTTTGTCCGGAAATACCGGGCGAAGAACAAGTGCGAGTGGTGTGGCGCGGAGAACGGGAAGCCCCATCCGATAACAGGGAGTAAAGTCGTGCTGACCTGTGCCCATGTGTATGACCATCGGCCAGAGGCGTGTTCACTGTTGAACCTTGCAGCGTTGTGCCAGTTGTGCCATAACAGACATGATGCTCCCAGGAGAGCGGCAAGACGAAAGGAGCGAGCGAGTGGAATACAGGATGCTTGAGACTGGTATCTATTCGATGGTGCCAGAGAAGACAGATACAATTTGCCAGACGAGGGAATGTGTGCAAGTCCACTGCGAGGGTTTCATGGTGAGGTGGGATATTCCGAGGAAGATGGTGATCCTCAGCAGGGAGCAGTCGGGTAACGCCAACAAGGTCTACGGTGAGCTTCCCATCGACCACGCCTTCAAGTTCTCGAAGATGCTGTCGATGATCGTGAAAGAGAGAGAATGTCCAGGGACTGGAGGATCCGATGAAGAGTAGGTGCGTCCCGATGAAGATCTGTGAGGGCTGTGGACGGATGTGGAGGAATGGGAACTCGATCTCTGCGTGCTACGTCTGCGGGAACGAGATATGCCAGGCCCAAGTAGGAGAGGATGTTCCTGTTGATGCTGGATGTGGGATGGGACTGACTCCGCACAGCCAGGGGACCACGAGGCCGTGGATCCAGGCTCTGGCCAATCTTGGAGTCCAGGTGTGGGTCTGCGAGGATTGCCTGGACGATATGACGTATGCGTTCGCATCGATCTTCAAGCCGAAGGTTGGGCAGATGCAGTATCCGAATGCAATGCAGCTGATGATTGCCCAGGCAAGGAAGTTTCAGCGAGAGAGGGAAGATCCTCTTGGAGAGATGGGAGGTCTGAATGGCTAAGGACACACGGAAGCGACATGAGAACAACTGGCAGAGCGGAGACTGTAGGTCATGCAAGTTCGGCGTCTGGGATCCAACTGTCAGCGAGGAATGGCCGGCGAACTGTGGACACATGGACATTCTCAGGGACTTTGAAGGGGAGTCGGAGAAACCGTGCTGGTACTGGGAACAGGCGGAGGTGAAGAAGTATGGAGAATGAGAGCAAACTGTTTCATATCGATGAGGGGTTCGATCAGTGGGATGCGCTCAATGAAATCTGGATCCATCTGGAGAAGGTTGTCGATAACGAGTGGGATGCCGTGCTGTTCCATCGATCTGGTCACACATTCTTTTATGAGCCAGTCGTTCAAGACAAAGATGAGATCTCCAAGGAGTCGATGCAGGGGATGATCGACAGCATGGGTGAGGAGATAGCGGCTCTCAAGGATCAGATTGCAGACCTACACGAAGACCCTCCAGATGACGCCACAACGTGCGATGCTTGTGAGAACAAGATCAAGGATGGAGTGGACCGCGTACCATGTACGACTTGCGATTCCCTGATTTGTGAGTCATGCTGGTGCGAGCTGCCCGATGGCGTTCTGGCATGTCCGATCTGTGGAGATGAGATTGGGAGGTATCAGCCTTGAATGATGACAAGATCCGCCTGATGATCCGAGACTGGCCTCCAGAGTATCAAGGAGCGGTGATCGAGTTTTCAAGACATGGGAACATCACCCGTGCAGCAAAAGCAGTAGGAATGGCAAGGGAGACCCTCTCACGTCACATGAACCACGGTCTCGAGGGGAAGTTCACGCCGGAGGACTGGAGAGAAGTCGTTTCCCTGCTGAAATGGCGAGAGACAGTAGTGGATGGTGCGTCCCTGGCTCAATGGCTCCAGGAGAATGTCCTGAAGAAACAGGACTGGTCCGATCTACCGAGTCCAGTAAAGATCGATCTTATCAAGGCCATGATGGACTTCTCAGCCGAGATGAGACGGCAAGGGTCGGGAACGATGGAGGGACACAGCAGGAGCAAGTTCACGTTCGAGACCGATACTCCAGCCAGTGGAGAGCAGTTGCCTGAAGTGGTCCAGTTTACGAAGCAGATGTTGATGGAGAGATTTGGACATGCAAGGGATACCGGCGAGCGATCTGTTGAGGACTCCGAACGTACAGATGTCGGAGGAGTACCTGACGCAGATAGCACTCCAGATGACGAAGGCCCAGGAGCGGCTCCTCGATCCGATTAACTTTGCGGTCGAGTTTGGTCTATGGAAACTTCCTGTCCCTCCCAAACCATTCCACCACGAATGGATGCAGATAGCTGCTGAGGGGCAGAATTTCCTGTTGAAGTCTCCCAAGGACTTTGCGAAGTCCACATGCTTCTCGTTCATCCTTCCGATCTGGTTGATGTGTATGAACCCCGACATACGCATCAAGTTGGCGTCTGATACGAAGGGCCAGGCGCAGACGAGGGTAGCAGCCGTGAGGAACGAGCTGGAGATGAACACGAAGCTTCATCAAGAGTTCGGACGATTCCAGTCCAGGCGTCCTTGGAACGATACCAGGTTCACGATCCAACAGAGGAAGAATCGCAGTCTGGTTGATGCCACGCTGGAGGCCGTCGGTATCGGTAGTGGTGTTACTGGAATGCGAGCCGATGTCATTATCTGCGATGACATTCTGACCCTGGAGAATACGGGCACACCAGAGCGTCGGGCCAAAGTCAAGGAGTGGTTCTGGCAGACTCTAGGTGGATGTCGAGAAGCCAACACGCCCTTCCTGATGGTAGGAACACGTAAGCACTTTGGGGACCTCTATGGCGAGCTAGAGACCGAGCATCCCGAGTTCTACGTCCCCACGAAATACGAGAGGGCCGACTACAAAGAGGATGGCCAGTTCAAGTCCAGGTGGCCTGAGCTATGGCCAGCGAGACGGCTCAAGGCGCTGATGAAACAGAACAGATCGGCGTATGACAGGGATAAGCGGAACATGCCGATGTCCGATGAGAACGCACCTGTTCCTGAGAACTGGCTACAGTGGGCCAGGGAGAAGGGGGTCGATCTTGAAATGGGACCAGCCAGGGAGCTTGGACTTCAATACGTAGTTCAGGCCTGGGATGTAGCGGGTATCGACAATCCAGAGGATGCACGTCGGAAGGACTCGGATTACTACGCATGTGCCACCATCGGGTTGACTCCTGAGAATGAACGCCAGATAGCCGAGGTTTGGCGCCAGAGGGGACTTACACCGAGAGGATGGCTGTCCGCGGCCAAGTATCAGTACGAGAAGCACCAGCCCGATATCATCATTGTCGAGACTGTAGGAGTGCAACACTACTATGCTGCCCATGCGAGGGAGGAGCTGGACTTGCCCATTCGATCCCACAACACGAGCTACATTCATAAGGTCCAGCTCAAGAGCCGTACAGCGGGTCTAAGCGTCCGATTGGAGAATAAGGAGTACATCTTCCCGTACCGTGGAGAAAGGACAAGAGAGCTAATCGATCAACTGTGTCACGAACTGAATCAATTCGGAGCAGCAGCCCATGATGACATGGCCATGGCGCTGTTCATGGCCGACCAGCACTTGAAGTACGAGCCTGCTCAGGGTAAAGTCGTAGCGATGGGCGAACCAAGAACGATGGGTCCTGCACCGATCCAATCGCAGAGAGGAGAAAGCCATGTCGAGCGACCTCCAGTTAGAACGAGTGGCCCGAGATCTTACTGAGGGCCTTGACCCGACAGTCAGTCGGAGAGTAAACGAGCATTTCGCAGCAGCCTCGAAGGAACTCCAGAAGGCGGGAATGAAAATCAAAGAGGGGTCAATGGTCAAGGGGATCGGTACAGGATCCGACTTCATGGGGGAATTTGGTGGTGAGGCGTATGACAACGATATCAAGCCCGACACCAAGAAGAAAATGATGCGGGACCCTGACGTGAACTTTGCTATGCAAGCGTTGGCAGGTCCGATCTCTGGAAGCGAGTGGGCTATCGAGTGCAGCGATGGGGATATTGCAGCTTTCCTGGAGGGAGCGTTGAGACCAGTGTGGGCTCCGTTCATCTCAGCGGCCGTTGACGCAGTCGCGTATGGGTTCCAGGCGTTCGAGAAGGTCTACGTTGTGAAGGACGTGGAGATCAGGACGGGCGAGAAGGATGAAGAAATCACGGTAGTGTCGAATGCTGTGACGTACAAGGAGTTGTTCGACGTAGATCCTTCCAAAGCGGAGTTTGTCATCAAGAAGGGAGAGCTGGCAGGGTTCAAATGTGGGAAAGTGACAATTGAGATCGATCCGAGTGGTGAGACCATCGACAAGGGGGCGGTAGTTACCATGCCACGAGTTCGATGGGGCGACTACTCAGGAGAGGGAAGGCTGGAGCAGTGCTACGATCCGTGGTGGGCAAAAGTGAACACGATGCAGTTCATGTTGCGGTACCTGGAGCGCTTGGGAGATCCGCCCATCATCGGTAGAGCTCCCAAGGGAACATCTCAGGGTGTCGACGCGGTGTCTAAGGACAACCTCGATGTCATGCTCGACACCTGCAAGACTGTCAGGGGTCATGGTGTCGTGGTCTTGCCATTCGATATCGATCTGGAAACGAAAGAGCAGAAGTGGCAGATCTCCCTATTGGAAGACGACATGAGGCAAGCTGTTTTCTTGGAGGTGCTGGAGCATCTGTCCATTCTCATCATGAGAGCCTGCCTTCAGCCAGAGAAGCGTTTGATCGAGGGTAAGAGTGTCGGAGCATATGCCATGGTCCAGGTCCAGTCAGGTGTGGCGGACATGATCTCGTTGAACCTCCAGAAGATTCTCTTCGAGCAGATCAGCCAGCAGATCCTTCCTCCATTGGTGCTTGCGAACTTCGGTCCGACGGCGCCACCAGCCAGGATCGTCCCAGGCGCCATGAGCCAAGAGAACATGGATGTGTTGACCGAGGTACTGAAGATGATCGTCGAGTACGAAAAGGGGAATCTGCCAGAGAACCCTCTCACGTCCATGATTGACCAACTGAAGTTGCTGAAACAGTTGAGGATCCCAACACGGGAGTCGGAAGAACAGGAGTCTGAGGCGGATCCAGGCACGGCTGAGGTTGAGGAAACCCCTGACCAGACCGAGGAGGCCCCTCCACAGGAGGAGTCGCAGGAGGATATGAGTATTCGGTTGGCCACACCGCGAGGCAGTCGCCAGAAATACGAGAGGGAGATCTCCAAGAGAGCAGCAGCGTGGAAG